ATGCTGCTGCGCTATGGACAGCGTGATATACACGTACCGTTCCCGTGGGGTGGTGTAGATTTTGCGTTTGCGTTGTGGCAGTGCGTGCCACTAAAGTCTGCGCTGGCTGGCAGCGCCGCCGCGAACGATCCTCTGTGAGAACAAGCAGCCACGCACCCAAGCAGACCGCCTATGTGCGCCCGCTGACGCGCGGCGAGCGCATGGCCGCATTCATCGAGACGCTGCCTGTGCCTGACGGCGAGTTGCAAGGTCAGAAGATACGACTGGCCAAGCATCAGCTAGACTTTTTGCTGGCCGTGTACGACGTGCTAGATGAGCGCGGACGCCGCCGCATACGCCAAGCCATTCAGACTATAGCGCGCAAGAATGGAAAGACCACGTTCATCGCCGGGATAGTGTTGGGGCATCTAGCGGGGCCGGAGTGCGTATATAACGCCCAGATATACAGCGCCGCCTACGAGCGCGATCAAGCCGCGCTGGTGTACAAGTCAGCAGCGGGCATGATTCGCATGGACGACGAGCTAGGCGACCTGCTGCACTGCACCGACAGCGGCAAGCGCATATTGCACCCGCTCAGCGGTAGCGTGTACAAGGCGCTCAGCAAAGAGAGCAAGAGCAAGCACGGCTTCAATCCTACTGTAGTTATCTTCGACGAGCTCGCGCAGTATGGCGAGAACCGCGAATTGTACGACGTGTTGATCACTAGCTTTGGCGCGCAAGCCGAGCCGCTGATGTGCGTGATCGGCACACAGGCTGACACTGACGCTGCGGTGTTGAGCCAGTTGATCGACTATGGGCAGCAAGTCATGGCGGGCACGGTGGAGGATTCTTCGTTCTACCTGCAGCAATTCAGCGTGCCAGTGGATGCCGACATCTACGACGAGCGCGTGTGGCCGCTGGCGAATCCCGCGCTGGGGTTGTACCGCAGCCTAGAGGAGATGCGCAGCTTTGCTCGCCGCGCCAAGATGCTACCCAGCTTAGAGCGTACGTTCCGCAACTTGTACTTGAATCAGCGCGTGCAAAGCGCCACGGTGTTCATCAGTCCGGGGGTGTGGAAGGCTAACGCGGGCTGCGCTGAGCGGCTGACGCGCGAGCAATGGGCGCTGTTGGCCGACAAGCTCAAAGGGAAAGAGTGCTATGCGGGGCTGGACTTGTCGGGCAAGGTGGACTTGACGGCGCTGGTGCTGGTGTTTCCGCTGCGGAATGAGGACGCAAATTTGATCAGTCCAGATTTTCCTTACAGCGAGATCGTCGTGCTGCCGTTCTTCTGGACGCCGCGTGACACCATTCTCGAGCGCACCAAGAAGGACAAGGTCCCATATTTCGAGTGGTGGCAGCAGGGGTATCTGGAAGCACCGCAGGGTTTTGCCATCAACTATGGTCACGTGGCAGAGAGAATCGCGCAGCTAGCCACGCAGTTTACTATTAAGGGAATTGCAGCCGACCGTTGGAATCTGACTCAGCTAAAGGCGCGGCTGGTAGAGCATGGCTACAAGGAGCAGGAGCTAGAGAAATGGATCGTGCCGCATGGTCAGGGGTTCAAGGACATGTCTCCGGCGGTGAACGTGTTGGAGGAGGCGCTCTTGGGTTCTCGTTTGCGGCATGGGCTGCATCCGGTGCTGACGTACAACGCTGCGAGCGCTGTGGTTGACAAGGACCCAGCGGAGAACCGCAAGTTCTTCAAGAACAAGAGCGCGGGGCGTATTGACGGTGTCGTCGCGCTGGCGATGGCTTTGAATTTGGCGATTGGCTCGGTGAAGAAGCGCGCTGCGCGCGGAATCACTACTCTGTAAGAGGAGCGGTCATGACAAAGAAGATTTCATTCGGCAGGCGTTTCGGTGCTGCGTGGCAATTCTTCAAGAGCGCGGGCAGCGTCACGCACCCGGCGGACCTAGCGGGCATGCTGGAGTTGTTACTGCATTCGCATCAGGCGGTCAGCGGCGCGAAGGTAAATCCCGCTACCGCGATGCGCGTGGCGGCTGTATTCGCGTGCATCAACGTCATCAGCGAGACGCTGGGCACCATGCCGATCACGGTGTACAAGCGGCTTCCTAAGGGGCGGGAGGCTGCGCCTGATCATCCGCTGGCGCGCGTACTCAAGCAACCGAATCCGTGGCAGAATCGCATGGAGTTCATCGAGATGCTCGCAGCGCATACGTGTCTTCGAGGCAATGGGTATGCGCTGAAGGTCATGTACGATCTCGGCGGTGGGCGGCGTGGTGTGCGCGAATTACTGCCGCTGCATCCTGATGCGGTGCGGGTAGAGATTCAGCCGGACAAGCTTCCCATTTACTTCTGGCGACCGACGGAATCCAATGGCGGTTTTTCCACGCGCGAGATTCCGATTCCATGGGAAAATATTCTGCATGTCCGGTACAAGTCACTCAACGGATACACGGGACTCAGTCCTATCAGCGTGGCGCGTGACGTGGTGGGCATGGGCATTACGCTGCAAGACCACACGGGCAATCTGTTCAAACGCGGCGCGCATACCGGAGGCGTGTTGCAGCACCCTGACACGCTCACCGACGAAGTTGCCAAGCGTGTGCGTGAGAGTTGGCAGGAGACGTACGGCGGCGCACAGAACGCAGGTAAGGTTGTGGTGCTGGAAGAAGGAATGACCTACAGCGCAGTCGGCATGAGCATGGCCGATGCGCAGTACATCGAGACCCGGAAGCTGAATCGCGTGGAGATTGCTAGCATCTACCGCGTGCCGCCCGCCAAGATCAACGCGGCGGACAAAGTGTCATACAACACCATGGAGCAAGCGGCGATCGAGTTCATCACCGATTGCATGCTGGGCTGGGCGGTGCGATTCGAGCTCACTTTGGATCGTGATCTGGTGGAGGCAGGCGACACGTATTTTGTCAAGTTCAATATGAACATGCATCTGCGTGGCGACATCAAGACGCGGTTCGATGCGTACCGCGTGGGTCGCGAGGGCGGCTGGCTCAGCCCGAATGACGTGCGTGACTTGGAGGACATGAACCCGATCCCCGCAGAGCAGGGCGGTGACAGCTACATGCAGCCCGTGAATATGGGTCCGCTTGGGGCCAAGCCCGCCGCCAAGCCGCCCAGCACCGAAGTGCCGCCTAGCAAGATGGTGGAGGCTTTTGCTGAAGCGATCAAGCTGCTCAAGGGACCGGAAGAGACGCCGCTGGAAGTATTGTCCGCTCCGCCTGTGTTGGTCAACAACTACACGGTGGATAAGGTCACGGTGCTCCCGGGCACCAAGATCGTTCCCATCAGGGACCCTAAGTCGGGTCTGGTCAAGGAGTATCACAACGTACCTATCGAAGGAGGTAAGTAGCCATGACCCTGCTAGTGCCGAACAATGGCGAAGGTGACGGATTGCAATACTTCGTCAACAAGGCAGCGCCCGAGAACTTGGTGCTGCGCCTGTACCAGAACGACATCACTCCTGCAGAGACGGACGCTGCCGCCACGTACACCGAAGCCACGTGGACCGGCTATGGTGCATTGACGCTGACTGGCGCGACTTGGGGTGCACCGAGCGAGGGCGCACCGAGCAGCATTGCCTACGCGCAGCAAACGTTCACCAGCACAGCGGGCGCGCAAAGCCAGAATAATTACGGCTACTACATGACCCGCGCCACCAGCGGGCGCATTGCGCTGGCCGAACGGTTCAGCGATGGTCCGTACCAGATCGTTAACAACGGCGACCAGATCAAGGTCACGCCGCAGATCACGCTCGACTAAAAGAGAAAAGGAGAGCAATCATGCAACTACGCAGAGGCATGTGGGCAGTTGTCAAGGGCGAAGTCGGCATCATCAATGCTTTCAACGACGTGGTCGCCGAGTTTCACGTCGTCAACGAAAACGGCACCACCAAGGAAGTGAAGTTAGTGGACCCGGCGCTGGTGGCGCAAGCACCGTACGGAGAGATTCCTAAGTCGCGTCGTCCGACTAAGGAGCTCGCCCGGAAGTTCGGCTACGCCTGAAGGACTGTTGAGTGAAACTGCTCATCCAATGGGCGAGGGCTAGTCCTCGCGATTGGGAGCCGGTTGAAGTTTCGGCTTGGGCCGCGCTGCCTAAGTTTGCCGTTCCTGCCTCTGCACTACCTATAGTCGGGGACGACTCTCCGGGCTGGCTCTGCTCGCTTAATGTGCAAGGCGTGGTGTTCGGCGAGGGCGACCACACTGCGGTCGAGGAATTGCCCGACGGCACGGTGAAAGTCATACATTGGGCTGACGACCCGGCGGACTGGCCCATGGGACAGCGGTGGGCGGTAGAACACTTTTTCGCACCGCTCCAGCCTGACCCCTCGCTGCGCGGCGCAATCAACACGAAGCAGACGCGCGTCATTTACGGCGAGCCCGCAGCGTTGGAGCGGCTGCGTACCACGGCACCGACAGATAACTTCAAGGAATGGAGTGAATTCGTTCCGCCTGCACCGGAGATCGTACGGCACGGTATTTGGATGACTGACGGGTTGATGACCCAGCACAGAGCGATGCGTCGACAGGTCGGTTACAAGGACGCGCCGTTCACCAATCACCTGTCACGCGAAGAGGTAGATGCCGAAGGAAGGTTGAAGCCACAGCGCGTACAGGGCCGCTTCCTGCCGAACACACACACGATCACCTACATTTGCCGGGATACTGATCGCGCGGCTGGGTGGGAATCTGCAACTCACGAGGATGCGTTTGAGTTGACGACTGCTGCTGCAGCAACGGAGACCCGCGAGATTCCAAATTCGACCCCCTCCACACTAACGTGGATATTCAGCACGCCGTCGAATGAACCAAATAGCAATGATTGGCCAACAGGAGACTACCGCATTCAGTATGACGTGACGGTGGTTGATTCTGGAGTTTTTATTGATGCCAGCTCTTTTCGTCGCGTCAGCAGCGATCTCTCTGCCACCCTCGCTTCTTTGGGAAGTGAAGGGACAAATATAACTACGACGGGGCTGCACCTACGATCGATAACGGTGAATCCATTTTCGGGGGATGCTGTAGATCGATTCGGTGTGGGAGTCTTCTGCGGCAACTCCAATTCCCACGGCAGCAGTCAGACCATCACGCTAGAGCTGAACACCAGTGACTCCTTCGCGGACGGACCATGGGAGGGTGTACAGACTTTCACTTATGCAGGTTCCGGAGGGGCGGCATTAGGCGGCGCGGCTGCGCTAGCGAAGAACAAAGTATTTACTGCGAGTGGTGGATTGACCGCCGCTGGTGTGGCTGCGCTAGCGAAGAACAAAGTATTTACTGCGAGTGGTGGATTGACCGCCGCTGGTGTTGCGGTAACATCGCTAAGCGGCGCGACAAATACTTTCACGTATAGCGCCAGCGGTGGAGCAGCGCTCGGCGGTGCTGCCACACTGGTGAAGATCAAGGCGTTGCTGGCCAGCGGCGGGATGACGTTGGGCGGTGCTGCCGCTGCGCAGAAGAGCAAGGTGTACATCGCGTCAGGCGGGCTGGCATTGGGCGGCGCGGCTGCGCTGGCAAAGGTGCGCGCGTATTCGGTCTCGGGCGGGCTGGTGCTGGGCGGGGCGGCATCATTGGCCAAGGGGCGCGTGTTTGTTGCTTCTGGTGGGCTAGTGGCCGGTGGAGCAGCTAGCACGGTGTATGAGTCCGGAGCGGTCAATACGTACACGTATGCGGGTGCGGGCGGAGCGGCTCTCGGTGGTGTAGCGATCACCAGCTACGAGGAGGGCGTGTTTTTCACTGTTGGTGGTGGCAGTGTCACGGTGCATCGTCCGCCGCTGAGACCAAAGCCGATTCGTCCTCGCATCCGCGAGTACAGTGCAGCGGGCGGGGCTGTGATGGGCGGTGCAGCGCGCTCGAGCGTTTTGCATGTCTTCACGGCTTCTCCGCGATATCGGTTGTCTAAATTATCCGGAGAAAGCGCGGCGTGCTGGGTGCAGCGAGTAGACGTAGAGGACGAAGAGTTCCTGGAAGTGTTGCGCGCGGCATGAGTTCCGAGTATTCGGGCTCGTTTCTTTGTCGTACACTATTTGCGACTTGTTAGGAGGGCTGCAATGCACGAGAAAAACGGTGTACCCGGCTGCAAACGGTTGTACCGCCCGTTCCGGCTCAAGACGCTGGAAGACGACGGTTCGTTCAGCGGGTACGGCTCGGTCTTCGGAGTGAAGGACACTTACGACGAGATCGTGATGCCCGGAGCTTTCAAGCGGTCGCTGGCGCAGCACAAGGCCGACGACACCATGCCGAAGATGCTGTGGCAGCACGACTGGGATTATCCGGTCGGGGTGTACACCGTGATCCGTGAGGATGAGCGCGGTTTGCTCGTAGAGGGCAAGCTGCTCAAGGACGAAGTGCAGAAGGCGCGTGAAGCACACGCGCTATTGAAAGCAGGAGCGCTGGACGGACTTTCGATCGGGTACGTCCCGCTCGCATGGCGTAAGAACGAGGAGGACAAGGACATCCTTGAGCTTACGGAAGTGGATCTCTGGGAAGTGTCCATCGTCACCTTCCCTGCAAATCCGGCTGCGCGCGTGCAGGAAGTGCGCATGTCGGAGAACATCAAGTCGGTCCGAGAGTTTGAGCGCTTCCTACGGGACGTAGGCGGGTACTCGCGGGAGCGAGCCAAGCGCATCGCACTTCACGGATTCGCGGGACTAGAGGGTCGGGATGACCCTGTGGTTGCCGGAGCCGACGCACAGCAATTGCAAGAACTCATCGCCTCCGGCGATCGATTCAAGGAAGCATTTTCTCTCAACCGATAACGAAGGAGCAAGACATGAAACGCTACATGCAGGACAACGCGGTGCGGCTCGCGCTGGTCGCCGTGTTTGCCGTGGCGCTGCTGTTCGGCTGGATGCCGCCCGATGCAGGCGTGGGCGGATTGGCTGCGGCTGCGGTGCTGGGCGAGGTGACCATGGCCGACGTCAAGAAGATGCTGGACGAGCAGGCCACGCTCTTCACCGAGTTCCGCAAGCAGAACGATACGCGACTGGAGCAGGTGGAGAAGCGCGGCAACGCCGATCCCTTGCTGGCGCAGAATGTGGCCAATCTCGAGAAGCGGCTGGGCGATCTGGGCGAAGTGCTGGCCAAGTTTCAGGCGGCACAAGCGCGGCTTGCGCTCACGGGCAGCGGCAGCGGCAATCAGCGCATTAAGGGCGAAGCCGAGCTCGGGCACGAGAAGGCGTTCCAGAACTACTTGCGGCGCGGTCGCGACGACGATCTCCGTGCCATGCAGGACTACGCTACGGGCGAGAAAACCGCCAGCGTGGGCAGCGACGCCGACGGCGGTTACTTTGTCACGCCGGACATGGGCGGGCGCATGGTGCAGAAAATCTTCGAGACCAGTCCCATTCGCGAAGACGCAGCGGTCATTACCATCAGCACCGACGCGCTGGAAGGCGTGCTGGACAACGACGACAGCGTGACGTGCGGCTGGGTTGGCGAGCAGCAGGCGCGTCCAGCCACGGGTACGCCGAAGACCGCCAAGTGGCGTATTCCGGTGTTCGAGATGTACGCCATGCCGGAGACCACGCAACAACTGCTCGACGACGCAGCGGTGGACGTCGAGGGTTGGCTGAGCGGCAAGGTCACCGAGAAGATGGTGCGCACCGAGAACACCGCGTTCTTCACGGGCGACGGCGTCACCAAGCCCCGTGGAGTTCTCACCTACACCACAGCAGCGACCGGCGACGCCACGCGCGCATGGGGACAACTGGAGCACGTGGCCACCGGCGCGAGCGGCGCGTTCGGCGCGTCGCCCGCAGGCAGCGACAAGCTGATCGACTTGCTGCACAAGATGAAGACCGCCTACCGCACGGGTGCCAAGTGGTACATGAGCCGTGCGACGCTCGGCGCAGTGCGGCAACTGAAGACCACCGACGGTACGTACGTTTGGCTCCCGTCGATGCTGGCTGCGCAGCCCAGCACGCTGCTCGGGTTCCCGGTACGCGAGATGGAAGACATGCCCGCCATGGCTGCAAACAGCCTGTCGATCATGTTCGGCAATCTGGCGCTCGGGTACCAGATCGTCGACCGGCAGGGCTTCCGCGTGCTGCGCGATCCGTTCACCAACAAGCCGTACGTGCGCTTCTACACGACTCGGCGCGTGGGCGGCGACGTGCTGCACTTCGAAGCCATCAAGTTCCTCAAGTTCGCCTAATCCGCGGACGGCCAGGAACTGAGAAGTGAAACGCACCAAGAGCGCCCCCTGTTGGGGGCGCTTCCTTCGCTCTTCGAACTAGAAGGAGATTGCAATGCGCAGAGATCTGAAAAGCAACATCGACAACGGTCCGGACGCCTCCGGCATCATCCCTGCCGTGTACACGGCCACCGCAACGGGTGTCGGCGTGGATTGCCGAGGCTTCGACGCGGTGATGGTGAGCTTCAAAACGGGTGCCATCGTCGCGGCGGGGCTGTTCACGCCGAAGCTGCAGGAATCCGACGACAGCACCACGGGTTCCGACGGTACGTGGAACGACGTGGCAGCGGTGGACCAACAGGGCTCGCTGGCCAATCTCGCAGCGTCGGCGCTGCAGCGGGTGGGCTATATCGGCAGCAAGCGGTGGGTGCGCCCCGTGGCGACGTATGTATCGGGCACCAGCACGGCGATCTGCGCGCTGGTGACGCGTGGTCTCCCGACGATCAAGCCGCTGGCCTAACCGGGTCAACGGTTTTTTGACTAGCCCGGAGCGGGACTTGTAGACTCGCTCCGGTCTTTTTAGATGAGGAGCTCTGCCCATGAAACACATCATCATGCTGAAAGACGACCGAGGCCAGAACGACGGTCAAGGCGAAGTCAAAGACTACATCGCGGGGCGCGAATACAGCGTGGGGGATGGTCTCGCGGCTGCGTTCGAAAGCACGCAGTCTTGCGAAATCTTGTTCGACTCCGACGAGGCCGATCTGCTGAGCGAGGACCCCGTCAAGGCCGCAGCGCGCACCAAGGCTGAGCGCAAGAGTAAGCTGAAGAACAAGTAGGGCACGGAGGAGGGTTCAGCTATGCGCGGCGTAGGAGTTGTCAGCGTCACGTCGGAGCCACGCGCCGAGCTGATGTCTTTGGCTACGGCGAAGGCGCATCTGTACATCACGGAGGCTGACCAAGACGCACTGATCACAGGGCTGATCAGCTCTGCGCGCGCGCATGTGGAGGCTTTCCTTCAGCGGGCTTTGGTGCTTCAAACGCTGGAGCTTGCATTCGAACAGTTTCATGACGTCTTCCGGTTGGACCGTTCGCCGATCATGAAGTTCGGCTCAGTTCAGTATCGGGATTCTGCCGGAGCGCTGCAGACGCTAGACCCCAGCGTGTACCAAGTAGACACGCGCAGTGAGCCCGGACGCCTCGCGCGCGCATACGGGGCGGTTTGGCCGCAGTTGCGCGGCGGCGAAGATCTCCACTCGGTGTTGGTGTCGTATCAGGCGGGGTACCTTGCGTCTGCTACGGCGGACACAGGCACGGATGCTTTCACTGTGCAAGACAATCCGTTTGCAAACGACGAGAAGGTATACGTTTCGCAAGACGGCGGCGCGGTGCCTGCGGGCATCACGGAGCATGCGCCGTACTACGTGGTAGAGACGGCGGGCAACGCTTTTAAGCTGTCGCTTACTCTGGGCGGCGCAGCGGTGGATCTCACTTCGGCTGGCTCCGGCAGTATCTTCGTCAGTCGTCGCCGCATGCCGGAGCAGTTCCGGCAAGCGATGAAGCTGGCGATCGGGCATTGGTTTGAGAACCGCGAGAGCGTGGTGGTTGGGACCATCGCGACACGCTTGCCTGACGGAGCGCGCGCATTGCTCGCTCCGTACAGGCTTCCGACTTTCACTTGAGGCCGCGCCATGGCGACCCGTGCGCGGTTAGGACAAATGCGGCATCGGGTGCAGCTACAGCGCTCGGCCAAGACACCTGATGGTGGTGGCGGCAACGTGAAGACATGGAATACGTATGCGACTGTCTATGGCTTTTTGCAGCCGCTCACAGGTACCGAGCCGACTGAGGGGCAGCACCCCATGGCCAAGATAACGCATGAGCTGACGCTGCATTACCGGGCGGGCGTATTGCCTGATGATCGTGTGCTGTATGGCTCTCGACCCATGCAGATTCGGCAGATTCTCAATATGGATGAGCGTGGGCGGCGGTTACGCTTGCAGCTCGAGGAAGGTGTGGCGACTTGATCATGGCTACCCGCAAGCCGCGCAACAAGATGCAGAAGGCGCACCGCCGTGCCAGCGGGTTCAATTCGTTGAGGCGGAATATCCGGAAGTACGGCGATCAGATGGGGACCGAGCTTCAGAAGATTGCAGTGCTTACGGGCATTCGCGTGCGTGACCGCGCAACGCAGACTCTGCGTACCGGCAGCGGGCGTGCGCCTGATCCGCAGACGTATGAGCTTGCGAACAGCGTGGTGTTGGTGATTCAGAAACGTAATGTGCGCGTGGGCACTCCTGTGAAGCATGGTTTTTATCAGGAGTTCGGCACCACGCGACATAAGGCGCATCCGTGGCTGTTTCCGTCGCTCAATGCGGAGAAGAAGTTCTACGCAGCGCAGTTGCAGAGCCTGCATGCGCGCGCGGTCAAAGGCATCAAGCCGGAGGATGATTAATGCCTTCCGCACAATGGGCTCTTCAGCAAGCGGTGTATGGCGTGGTCTCGCCCGCCATTGCGCCGAAGCTTCTGCTGGACTCAGTCCCACAAGAGCCTGCCTATCCGTACATGCACATCGGGGAGTTCTTTGGTGGCGATTGGGACACGGATGATTCCGTGGGACGCGAAATCTTTTTCAATCTCCACTCGTGGAGCCGGTACGATGGTACTAAGGAACTTCACGAGTTGATGGATGCAGTTAAGGCGGTGTTGCACAATCAACAATTCGTGGTGAGTGGCGAAGTGATGGTGCTGTGCTTGCTGGATTATATGAACACCAATCTCGACCCTGACGGGCTGACGCGTCATGGTGTGCAGCGTTTCCGTGTGCTGATGGAAGGCACGTAGTCTTTTTCAATGAAAGGAGTTTGACATGCCAGCATTCGCAGGTCCGGTGAAGGGAAGAGTTGTCCTTGTGAAGCGTGGCACGCTTGCGTCGGAGGTACTCGTAGCAGGCGTGCGCACCAAGGGCGTGTCCATCAACGCGGAGCCGATCGACGTCACCAACGACGACGACGCTCAATGGGCGACCAAGCTGGTCGACGCGGGACAGGTCGCGGTTAGCATCTCGGTTGCAGGTGTGGCCAAGAACCACACGCTGCTCGCCGAGGCGCTGGCGGCGGGCGACCGCGTGCAGTCCACGGTCTTCGAATACCCGGGAGGCGGCAAGATTCAAGCTGATTTCTTCCTCTCCAGCTACGCCGAGAACGGCGAATACAACGGTGCAGCTACGTTCGAAGCTGAGTTCCAGTCCACGGGTGCCGTCGTCTACACGCCCGGCGTATAACGGAAGGATGCCACTGCCATGAGCATCTTTGCCGAAGTGAAGTTGAAATGGGGCGAGCGTGAGTACACTATCGCGCCCGATGACATGTTGCGTTGTATCGCCAAGGTGGAGGACGTCATCACGCTGGCGGAGTTGCATGCTTTTCAGCAGCGAGAGGCGTTGCCGTATGCAAAGCTAGCGATGGCGTTTGCTATCATGCTGCAGCATGCGGGCGCGCAAGTGACCGAGATGGACGTCTACGACGCCATGTTTCGGAACGAGCCGGGTACGGATCGACGCGAATTGGCGATGCGCGCAGTGCGTCAACTGTTGGTGCTGATGATCCCGCCCGAGCATCTGCGCAAAGCCCCTACCGAAGAGGAGGCCGCGCAAGTCGAGGGAAAGTCCGTAGCAGCGGCGGGCGCTGCGGCCTAGTAGAAGAAGCGTACAAGCTCGCCACCGTAGGATGGGGTATGCCGCCGGAACAATTCTGGAGGCTCAGCCCCATAGAATTTTGGTGGCAAGTTGATGCCCGCCGCTCGAAGGATGCTAGGTATGGTCCGTTGAGTGAAGACGATGTAGCAGAAATCTACACGGAGATGCAGAAAGCGCGCTGACCTGATGGCACTTGCTCAAACAATTGGAGCTCTCTCGGTTGTAATCGGCGGCGATACCGGACCGCTGCGGAAAGCACTTGGAGACGCTGAGCGAGAAGTAGACAAGTTCGAAGTCAGTTTAGACACCGCTGTCGCTGCCGCTAGCGCGCTCGCGGCGGGCGCTGCTGTGGCAGGCGTAGCAGTCGCGGCGATGATCAAGAAGTCGCTGGCCAATGCAGATGCCGTGCACAAGATGGCACAGTCTGCGGGCGTGGCGACCAAGACGTTTTCGGAATTGGCGTACGCTGCGGGACTGGCAGGCGTAGACTCCGCCGCGCTGGGCACTGCGCTAGCGCGCGCTAACCGTAACATCGCGGACGCGGCTGCGGGCACTGGCGACGCGGTGCGTGCGTTTGACGCGCTTGGCATCTCGGCCAAGAATGCTGACGGCAGTTTGAAGAGCGCTGATACGGTGATGGAAGAAGTCGCCGATCAGTTCGCTGGCATGGAGGATGGGGCTTCCAAGTCTGCGCTTGCCATGATGATCTTCGGGCGTGCGGGCGCTACGATGATTCCGCTGCTCAATGCAGGTAGTGCGGGCATGCGTGAGGCACGTGAGGAGGCTCGACTGCTAGGCGTGGCTATTGATAGCGAGGCTGGCCGCGCTGCTGAGGTCTTCAACGATAATCTGTCGCGGCTGGGCAGTGTACTGGATGGCTTCGGCAACAAGCTCGCTGCGGAATTTGTCGGTCCACTTAACGACGCAACTGATCAGTTAGTAGCTGCGGCGAAGTACTCCAAAGAATTCAAGGACACGTTGGACAGCGCGGTCAAGTTCATCAAGACTTCTGTGTTGACGGTGTTCCAGACGTTTGGTGTAGTAGGGTCAGACATCGCCTTTGTGTTCCGCATGCTGGGCGGCGAGATCGGTGCTATTGCTGCACAGTTTGCAGCGATTGCGCGATTGGACTTCAAGGGTGCGCGGCTCATTGGCGAAGAGTGGACGCGGGACGCAGCGCAGGCGCGTGCGGACCTAGATGATTTCCAGAAGCGTCTCATGGCTCTGGGCGAGAAGCCCACCACTGCAGAGAATCTTTTAGGAGATGAGCTCGGTACAGGTGCGCCTGCTGCAGCTAAGCGCAAGGGTCCAGTCATTCAGTCCAGCACGGATGTGAACAAGGCGCTCAATGCGGAGAAGGCGGCGCAGGCAGAGTCCATCAAAGGATGGATTGCACACGCAGAAGCGGTGTTTGCTGCAGCCGAGGCTGAGCTTCTGGAGCTTGCCAAGATAAATGAAATCAAGTTCGAGGCAGCGGAGAAGGGGCTTGAATCCACGATGGCATTTTTGGCCACCGAGGAACAATTGCAGGAAGAGGCGCATGCCAAGAGGCTTGAACAATTGTTGGCTGCGCGGCAGGCGGAGCTCGTCACGCAAGAGGAATTCGATAATCTAGCCGAAACGCTGGAGTACAGACATCAGAAGAAATTGTCGGAGATTGCTTACAAAGGTTTGTCTGAGCGGGAGAAGTTCTCCCGTATGTCTATGTTGCAGCAAGCCAAGACCATTTTCGGTGAGCTCAGCAACATCACGGCGGGGGTATCTCAACACAATAAGAAACTTTTCAATCTGAACAAAGTGGCGGGCATTGCTAATGCGGTGGTCAATGCGTACATCGGTATTAGCAAGACGCTTGCTGCGTATCCGTTCCCGTTCAACGTGGCGCTTGCTGCGGCGCACGCTGCTGCTGCCTTTGCGCAGGTGAGCGCTATCCGCAGCGCCACCTTTGGCGGGGGCGGCGGTGCTGCGCCCAGCTTGGCAGGCGGCACGGCGGCAACACCTGTGACGTCTGTGCAGGGTGGAGACCCCAGCGCGGCGCGCGGCGCGGGGCAGCATACGACTTTTGTGCTGCCTGAATCCAGCTTTGTCAGCACGCAGGCAGTGCGTGAAATGCTCGTGGCTTATTCAGAAGAAGTACAAGCCAATGGCGGAAGGATGACAGTGCGATGATTGTGTTTCCGCAGGGATTGGTTGCAGAGCTTGCTGTTACGGCTGCGCCGCTAACGCATGGGCGGATCGGCTATAAGACTTTCACTCGCGGCGCGCTGCCTTCAAGCGTTACGGTTAGCGGCGATACGCCTGACGGTCCTGCAGATGCACCGCTCCGCCCCGATACGAACGAGTACTGGCAAGGACCATCGCTCCCGGCCACGTGGACGTTCATATTTCCCGACGGTCTGGCTGATGTGAACTACGCTGGGATCGTTGGGCATACGATCGGTAGTAGCGGTGCTGCAGTGAAAGCGGAGACGAGCCCTGACGGAGTTGATTGGGAGGATCTCGGTGGTGAAGTTTCTCCTGCTGATGATTCGCCGATCATGTTTTTAGATAGCGTGCGCAGTGCCAATCGGCTGCGGCTTACGCTCACAGGCGCGGGCGCAGTGCCGCGCGTGGCTGTGGTGTATGTGGAGAAGACGCTCGATTTTTATCGGCCTATCTACGGTGGGCATTCGCCGCTGTCGCTGTCGCGTGATACGGTGTTGCAAAGTTCGGTGTCGCGCGGTGGGCAGTTTCTTGGGCAGACGATACAGAGCATGGGCGTGAGCGGTTCGGTTCAATTGAACAACATGCCTGCTGCGTGGTATCGTGCGAATTTTGATCCGTTCGTGGAAGTGGCGCGCAGCTATCCGTATTTCTACGCTTGGCGTCCGCAGACCTTCCCATTGGAAGTCGTTTATCTGTGGAATACGGCTGACCTTTCCCCGAGCAATCAAGGCAAACGAGATTTAATGGAAGTGTCGTGGAATGTTCGGGGTATTGGCTGGGTGCGCAATGCCTGACAACCAGACCGTAGTTTTCTTTGAGTTCGATCAGCCCGAGTGTGAGCGTGTATATGGTACGGGGCTGTGCGTGGCAGCGCTCGGTACGACCGGGACGCACAAGTGCTTCAACACTCGCAAGACGTGCCAAGACCCGGCGAACTATTCCCCCACCGTAATCAAGGTGCATCGCTTTGCAGTAGGACAAGACGGTCTGCTGCAATACGGAACGGTACTGCCGTTCATGTTGGCTGCGCCTAGCGTTGCGCCGGGAGAGATCAACCTCGGCGGCATGGAGAAGAGCGCGAGCGCCTTCGGCCGACGTGAGGAAGCTACCATCCGCATGCAGGACGGGAAGCATAGCGATCATCGCTTCGACAAATACAGACTTGAACGATTCACAGGCGATGCTTCATTGTTCGGTTCTGGTACTGCGAGTGCGGGTACATCGACCAGCATTACGTTAGAAGAAGCAATCGATGATCTCGAAGGAAAGACCATCAGGACAACTGGCGGCACTGGCAGCGGACAGGAGCGTGTGGTACTCTCAGTGAACGGCCTTGTTGCTACGGTTGCTGCGTGGAGCGTCACACCTGATGCGACGACTACGTACACGGTACACGATGCCTACGATCCGTACGAGCGCGGCACGTTTTGGCCGCGCTGGTTAGCGCGCAATCCGTATTACGTGAACTATCGCTGCCGCATACGGCGTGGCTTGATGGGGCAGGCGCTTGAAGATATGCGTGTGTGGTATTACATCATGACCAACATCGCCGGGGTGTCTGAAGGTAAGGTCACGATCAAGGTTAAAGATTTATTCAGCAAGGTGGAAGCACGCAAGGCTGTGTTTCCTGCGCCATCGCTCGGCGAGCTTAATGGAAATTTGACTGGTTCGCCCGCGACGTTCAGCGTGTTGCCCACAGGCATCGGCGATACTGCAGATGTGGACGGCGGCTATGCTTCGATCACGGCCTCGGTTGAAGGGCATGTGGTCATCGGCAAAGAAGCCATTCGTGCTACGCGCACGGGTGATACCTTCACCGTCGCGCAACGCGGCGCGCTCGGTACAACGCAAGAAGATCATGACGATGCCGATCTGGTGCAGCTTGTCGGTTACTTGAACGGGCAGGTGCACAATAACATTTACACGTTGCTGACCGCTTACGCGGGCGTGCCTGCGGCTGATATCCCAAAGAGCGAATGGGACGTCAAAGTGCAGGTCATGTCGCCTAACGTATACACCGCATACGTGCCCGAACCGACGCCTGTCGACGACTTGTGCGGCGAGCTGATGGAACAGGCGGGCTGTACAGTATGGGCGGATACCAGCACCGGGCGCATCGAATTTGTGCCGCTGGTGCCAGTTGCGCCCAATGTGACCATAGACGACACGGACATCGTCGATGGTTCATTGGCTTTGCCAAAGCAGGAATCCAAGCGCATCTCTCGCGCACTGCTGTACTTCGGTATCAGGGATATTGTCGAAGGCATCGACAACGCGAGTAACTTTCATGCGCGCGTTATATCCCCTGATTTGTCGGCTGAAGACTCGACGCAGTATGGCGAAATGTCGTTGCGCATAGTGCATAGCCGCTGGATTGCGCAAGGCGGGACTGTGAGCGCGACGCAGACGGTGACTCGGTTGCTTTCTATCTACCGCGATCCGCCTCGGCAAGCGGATTTCAAATTGCATGCGGTAAGCGCGGAGGCGGTTCCGCTTTCGTTGGCTGTGCCTTTCGTGCTTGAGACTGCGGACGTACAAAATGCAATCGGCAAACAGGAAGGGTTGACCATGGTGCCGATCAAGATCAACGCAACTGAGGCGCAGGCTACAATCAGTGCGCAGCAGATGCGGTGGGCAATTGATCTTGGCGATCCCAATGTGCGCGAGATATTCATTACCGATGATACGACGAACGTCACTTTGCGCACTATGCACGATGCGTTGTACATACCGCCTATAGGATCAGAGACGGTTACGTTCGAGAACGGCGAAGGCGTTATCGTCGGGTCTTTGTCTACTTCTTCCCCTGCGATGGATACAGGTTTGTGGCCTGCGGGCGTCGATCTGTATCTGAACAATTTCGGCCGCGTGCAAGGCAAGGGCGGCGCGGCTGGCAATGGTGGCGATTGGAATTTAGGCAACGGCACTGCGGGGCAAGCCGGAGGATTGGCGTTGCTCGCGCGGTACGCGATAACCATTGACAATGAGTTCGGAGAAATCTGGGGCGGCGGCGGCGGCGGCGGCGCTGGTGGTGAGACACATTTATTCAATGTCTCCGGCGTCGGTGGCAGCGGAGGCGGCGGCGGTAGCGGGTACTTGTCGGGTACAGGTGGATCAGGTGGCGCTGGACAAGTTCCTCTTCACAATGGGCTACCGGGCAGCGCAGGAACGACTGAAGCAGGCGGCGCAGGCGGCGGCAGGGTAAACGGCGGCGGCGGTGCGCGCAATGGTGCAGGCGGCACAGGTGGCGCACCCGGCGCGGCTGGTGCAGCGGGGGAGTCTGGCTTTTGGCCAGGATTTCCGACAGGCGGCAGCACTAACCCGACAGCAGGCGGCGCGGCTGGTGCGGCGGTGAACGGTAATAGCTTTATCACATGGACGAATATGGGCAGCAGACTGGGAGCGATCACATGAGTTTCGGAATTTACAATAGCAACGCATTTCGCAATGCGAGCGGAGTGGTCAATATCTCTGCTAGCGCGAACGTGGAAGTGCGCCGCGAGAGCGACGGCGGGCTGGCTTCCATCTTCTCCGATCGCGCAGGCACCGCCGCGATCACGCAAGTTGCGTATCCTGGTACCACCGGGTTCAAAGCCAATGCCAGCGGGTATTTTGAATTCTTCGCCGCTGGCGGCACTGAAGGTTACAAGGTGCGCGTGTACAGTGACGACTTGACGCTGGACAAGACCGTGCGCTATCAGCGCACCGGGACTGCAGGCGAGCACGACGCAGGCGTGACTGGCGCACAGTTGATGGGTACGACTAATCCGGCGGGTGCGCGCACGATTTTGGAAACGTATTCGCAGGCAGAAGTCGTAGCTCTGCTTGCGGTACGCATCGGAACGATGGCTTTCGTGCCTGCGTTTGCCGATGTGAGCGCCATTGCGTTCGATTGCGATGGTGCAGCCTATTCGCGTACAACTTATGCCACGCTCTCCGCCAAAATGGTGAAGAGCGCCACGGCGACGATTACCATCGCATCGCCGGGTGTTGTAACGTGGACAGCGCACGGGCTGCAGAATCACATGCCGGTGAAGTTTACTACGACGGGCGCGCTACCGACAGGTCTCCTTGTCGGACACACATATTGGGTCATTAACAAGGCGACTGATACCTTTCAACTTTCGTTAGTGCCCGGCGGAACGGCAATCAACACCAGTGGCACGCAGAGCGGCGTGCACACAGCGATTAGTGCGCCGCATGGTGATGGCGATGGAAGCACGACGTTCAACGTGCCGGACATGCGCGACCAAGTGCCGGTCGGGTACGGTGCGGCCACGCTGGCGGAGACATTCAACTCGGCGCAGGTCGACGCGGGTACCGATAACATCACCATCAAGGGCAATCATGTTGCGTGGGTCACAGGGATGCAAATTGACTTGCAGACTTCCGGCACGCTGCCCACAGGCTTGACTGCTGGTACGAACTACATCGTGCGGACAGGTAACAACACGATCAAGATCGCAACCTCGCTAGCCAATGCGCAGAATGGTACTGTGGTCAACATCACCGGCGCAGGCAGCGGCGATCACACGATCACGCATACACGCATCGTACGTGGCCTTGGCGAAGGTGGCGGCGAAGACGCGCATGCGATGAGTCTGACTGAATTGCTCAGCCATCAGCATTCGATGATGTCTAGCACCGGGTATACGCTCGGCGGCACTGATAATAGAACAATCCCAGGGTCTAGTGTTCTCACAAGTGCTGCTGGTGGCAATGCGGCGATGAACATCGCGCAGCCGTTCAAAGGCGGGCGTTGGGTCGTATATCACACATAGGAGAGCGGCTATGAAATACAGCGTTGTAGAAGTATTGCAAGATGGGCGCAGCTATGCGCGTGTAGAGGATGATGATGGCACGCGCTTCGGGCAAGTTGTCGATTTGCGTCAGTGCGAAACAGTCGAAGAACGTGATGATGCGGTACGGATCGCGGTATTGACAGCGCGCGCGATCCGCGTTGCGTTGCAAAAAATTGAAACCGCGTCTACGCGCGGCTTTACGCTCGATGAAGAGCGCGTAGTTGCAAGCACCAAAACATAAGAGAGGGGATGATGGACGCGATACTTGCAGCTATCGCAAAAGTAATTGAAGTTCTGTTTACCAATCCGCAGCACATTGCGTTGCTGGTGAGCATAGCAGCGAACGTGGCGATGGCTTGGTTCATCATGATCATGCGCAAGGAAGATCGCGCCGATGGGCAGAACATGACCACGGCGCTCAGTTCGCTGACCGAAGCGGTGAACAAAATGCGCATTGTGGTTGCTGCCGCGTTGCGGAGCGATGACGTATGAAAATACGCCAACTCGTTCTGCGCTTATTCACCCCAGAGTCGGAAAAGGTGCGTATGCGGATGCGCGAAGCCCTTTGTCATGCCGAGGCCAGTGCCGAAGACCTGACGCGCACCATGGTCATGCACGAAGAAACAATCCGTCGCAAGATCAGCGAAGGCCGCGCGCTGACCAAGAAAATGAACGGCAACCACAAGGAGCAGAAATGATCTCAGCTCTGTTTTCGTTTCTAGGCGGCACTGCGTTCCGCATGGTGTGGGGCGAAGTGTCCGCGTGGCTCAACAAGAAGCTGGAGCATGTGCAGGAGATGGAGCGCCTGCAACTGAGCGAGCGGCTGGAGGCGACCAAGCACGCGCGCCAGCAAGAGCTGATCCGCCTGCAGCACGATCTCGGCATTAAGGAAATACAGATCGCGGGCGACATCGCTGCCGACAAACTCGCTGCGGACGCGTTTGTCGAAGCGCAGAAAAACTTCAAGCCTACCGGCATCAAATGGGTGGACGCATGGAATGCATCCATCCGTCCGTCAGCAGCGACGTTCGCGTTGCTGCTCTGGGTAGGCGAACTCATCAACAAGGCGCTGGTGCTGAGCGAGTGGGACCGCAACCTGATCGGTGCGATCCTCGGCTTTTACTTCGCTGATCGCACGCTGAAGCACCGTGGCAAGTAGCCTGAACGAAATCGTCCAGCAGTTCATTCTTGGACTGCAAGGCGGCGAGCGCGCTGCTCCTTCTCCTTCCTCCCCTGCAGTGCGCTCGCCGCTGGACGACCTGACTGAGCTCTACCGCTTGATCAAGCACTTCGAAGGATGCCGCCTCATGCCATATCTCTGCCCCGGAAAAGTCTGGACGTGCGGCTGGGGCAGCACAGGTGCAGACGTGTACCCTGGACGTGTTTGGACGCAGACGTATGCTGACCGCCGCATGGAGCAGGACGCAATCAAGTTCGCCAAGGGCACGCTCGCGTTGTGTCCTGCGCTGCGTGCGGGTGCGCTCAACGCCATTGCGGACTTCGCGTACAATCTCGGCCTCGACAACTTGCAGGCATCCACGCTGCGGCGCGTGATCAACGGTGGCGGCGCGAAGGAGGAGATTGCACATCAGCTCAGCCGCTGGGTCAACGCGGGCGGGCGGCGTCTGCGTGGCTTGGAGTTACGTCGCGCAGCGGAGGCCGCGCTGCTGTAGCGGGCACCCGGTAGCAGCATCGTGCGGGGCGGTGGGGGGCCGGGGCAGCGTCCTCTAGCTGCGCGTACGGTGCGGTGAGGGCGGGCGGGCGGGGGTGCCATCGTGGGGGTGTTGCGCGGGGCTGCGAGGCGTCTCCTGCGCTGCGCTGGGCGTCGCTGGTGGGCTGCGCGGCAAGGGGCAGCTAGGGGGGTGCCTGAACCATCAACGGCATGGCCAGCCTTGGGGCGTGGCATCGATAGTAAGTGCTTACTAACTTATCATCGAAAAAAGGGGGAGATGCCCCGCCGCGCGTCGTGCACGGCAGGGCATCTCCCAGTCTCACTCGTCGTGGGCGCGCATGGCCTTGGCCACCAGCACGCCTAGCGCATCGCAGATCAGCAGCGCGCCGCCTAGCACCAGCGCGCCGCGCAGCACCACTACGAGCGCCCACTGCGGCCACGTAGCTAGCGCCGCTAGCGCAGCGCCGGTCAGCAAGTACAGCACGGCAACAGCAACGTCGCGGTTCACTGCAGTAACTCTGGAGGGTCTAGCTCCACAAAGTCGGCTGCTGCGCCCGGCTCCATCACTACGAATGAAACTCCGGGTGGCTCTTTGTAGCAGCGCGCTTCGGGGTTCCAGATGCCTTGCACGTAGTGGTAGTCCGCGCCTTGTGCGACTGCTGTGGCCACTACTTGCTCCGCCATGGTTGCAGGCAGCACCGCATTGACCAGCGCGCCATGCACCCGATAACATACGAACACCATGCCACCGGGGGTCATGACAGCAAGTCCTCTTCAGTAGCTGCCAGCAAAGCATCGTCGGCTGCACCGAGTATCTGGTCCAAGTAGGCGCGCGCCGCTTCGGTCTTTGCTAACGTGCTCTTGCTCCACACGTCGACGATGTGCTGCACGGTCTCGTGTGGACCCGACGCTGGGCACCACACGCGGTTCGCCACCTTGGTCAGCTCGGCGATCTGCTTCTCGTCTTGGCTGTTGCGCAGCTTGTCCCGCATGATGGCGTACTGCATGGCAGGCATCAGGTCGTCGGTGGCGATCTTGTGGACCGCCACAGTGCCGCTCTCGATGGCCACCAGCTTCGCCCGGCTGCGTCCGTAGTACACCAACAGGCCGAAGCGCGTGCGGTCCTTTATCCACACGCTGGGCACCTTGTAGGGGCTGGCTTCGCTCGGCTTGCCAAAGTCCTCGTCCATGCCTGTGGCCACCACAGGCGGCGGCGCTGCGGGTGCGCCCGGTACGCTAGGCGCTGCGGCGGGCTTGGGCTTGCGGCCACGCGGGGCGTCGCCCGTGGCGGGCGCTGCACCTTGCGGCAACAACTCAGGCACGCCGCCTTTCGCAGCCAAGGCCATCAGCTTGCGGGCGGGGCGCTTCTGTTCCATGGACTTGGTTAGCATGCTGGGCTCGTGTCGAATTGCCCAGCGGTGCGTACCCGGAATCCATGCCGCGCCTTTCTCGCGGTCGTATAGTGCGATTGTGCCGCCGCAACTGGCGCGGCACGGACGCTCCATCACCTTGCCGCCCGCACCGATAACCGGCGCGCTGGTACTGCGCGGCGGCTTGGGCGCGGCTGCTACCGGGGGCGCGGCGGCGGGCGCTGCACCGAGCAGGTCATCGATCTCGGCCTGCGTCGGCTTGGCCACCACGGGCGGCTGCGGCTTGGGTGCTGGTGCGGACTTCGGTTGCTGCGGCTTGGCCTGCGGCTTCTTCGGCGCGGGCTTCGCTGCTGCGGGTTTGACTTTCTTCTTTGCCATACGGTCTCTCCTTGTGTGTATGCGTTGCGGTGCAAAGGCGCACCACACAGCCGCCCGCGAGCGGCTGGTTGCTGCGTCCTACTTGCTGATCTGCTGTTGTGGTGTGGTCTTGTCTTCTAAGGGCGTCGGGTTGAGATTGACCTTGCTGCCCGCGATGCGTCCAGCCATCATCGCTACGGCGCTCTTGGTGTACTTGACTGCATCCTCCCGTCCGAAACATTGCTCTGGGAAGGCTTCGTTCGCTGCTGCTTGCTTGCTCACCACGAGTGCGGTGCTGGTGCTGTTGCCGCGCTCCTCTTGGCGCTTCTGCTCAAGCAACTGGCGCAGTCGTGCAGCAATCTCCTGCGCGCAGCCAGTGCGGAAGGCATCCAACGATTCGCGATTGCTGTTGGCGTGGCCTGCACGCGCTAAGCGCTCAGCAACTTCTTCAAAGTCGCGTCCCAGCCGCCGCACGCAATCGATCAGATACTCGTACGTCCATGCGCAAATTTGCACGTCCGTCTTGTACCCGTAGAAAGCGACAACGCTGCACGAGCCTTGCCGCAGTTGCACTCGGCGCATGTTCACTTGACAATCGAACAGGTCAGCGCACGGTGCGGCGATGAATTGCGCCCAGAGTGGCGTATCGGCATTGGGGCGCGGTGCATTCTTGCGGGTAGTGGCGCGCACCCATTGCATCTCCATATTGCTGCGGTCCTTCAGCTCCTTGAAGATGACATCGCTCTGTTCCAAGTTATGCTTCTTCATCAGCGTCTGCGCTTGGCGTGCTGCAGTTGCTGCCTCGTTAGGGGCAGCGCCCGCGTTCTGCGCCAGTGCTAGCAGCTTGCGCACTTTGTCAATGACCTTGGCATGTTCGGGGTTCATAGGATGCTCCCAAGTTCATGCCACTTAACAGCGATCAGGTCGGTCTTGGGCAACGCACGTAACGCGCGGTGCACGGCGCGCTCCATGCTGGCCTTACGCTTCTCTTGCACGAACAGAGTACCCGCGCCGTGCGGCGGCGGTACGCGGATTTCCGCGCACCAAGCGCCCGCGATGAAGGCGCTTTGAACGGTGACTTGGATCATGATGTGTTTTCCCTTGTGTATGGTGCAAGGCGCACCGTGCAGCGCCGCACTAGGCGACGCTGCCCGCTGTACCCTTACGCGGCGATCTTCGGGGCGTGACCGTGCCGTGCCATGTAGTTCATGGTCATGTCCCAAAGGTCCATGTTGACCGCAACTTCGCGGCGAATGTTGGTGATCGGGCGCAGCGTCAACCGCCTGCCCGTGCTGGCTGCGCCCTGCATGCCGCCGCGCATGATGTTCTCCTGCACGCGGTTGAATACATGCCACAAGTCGCGCCCTTCGTCCTGCGGGCGTTTGACTTCCAGCAGTGCTTCAGGCTTGATGGGCGCGGCGTCGCTGTAGCGCAGCTTCAACGCATGGCGAGCGTACTCGAGCTGATGCTTGTCGCCGAGCGAGATGCGCTGCATCTGCTGCACGACCACGATGCTGTCGCGCGCTTGCGCCAGAACCTGCGTGCTGGCCTTGCCGATCTCTTCCAGCGCGCCCGCGTTGTGGCGGACTTCCACGCTGCCGAAGTTCTTGTAGGCTACCATCAGCCCATTGCTGCAGATCAGCCGGTACAGCCCAGCGATCAGCCGGTACAGCGTACGTCCGTTGTGGCTGTTGTACACGGTGACGGTCGGCACCACTTCGCCGAGCAGTGCGCGCCCGCTTTGCGGCTGGAAGACGACCATGTGCCGCCCGTACAGATTGTTATCGCCGCCCTTGTAGCTGCGCTGTCCCTTGGCTGCGGTGGGCGCAAAGCCTGCAGCGTGCATCGTCTTGACGATGTCCGCCGTGGGGATGAACCCGTACCGCTCGCTGACGCGCTTGCTGGGGCGCTTGGCAAAGATCGCTGCGCTAGCCGAGCGCAGATCATCGTTTGTGAGTATCTGTTTGTTCATGTGCGTATTCCCTTTCTGGTTGTGTGTTGTGGTGCAAGGCGCACCAGTCAGCCGCCCGTAAGCGGCTGTAGCTGCGTCCTACCCGAACATGCCGGGGTATTCCACGCTCTCCACATTGTCGGAGATGTCTCGGACTTCTTCTGCGTAGCTACGCGCTTCCCCTGCCTGTTCTTGCTCGGCCTCGGTCGCACTTTCTTTCTGCTCCAGCCGTTCAGCGATCGCTTCCGCTGCATCCGCCGCAGCTTGTAATGCTTGCACTGCGTTGCTATTGCGCGTGTCGCGGCTGTCGCCTCGGCCCTTGCGGGCATTGTGCATTTCGTGCCATTGCACTTCTTCCGCCGCCATAAAGCCCGGCACGTCCGGCTCATTGTCCACGTAGTTGCCCAGCGTGTCGGCGGTCTCGCTCAGCGTTTGGATGCGCTGAGTGTTCTCTAGCCCTGTTCCGCTGGCGTTGTCAACGATCTCCTGCACTTCGTCGCGCAGGCTTTGCAACTCACTCAGCGCGTCAGCAACAACGCCGCTGATCGCGCCCTTGTGCTGTGTCGTTTTGTAGGCCATGTTCGTTTCCCTTGTGGTGTGTGGTGCAAAGTGCACCGTGCAGCGCCGCGCAGTGCGGCGCTGCCCGCTGACCTTTGCGGTTTGTTACTGCACGATCGACGCCTTTTTGCCCTTCACCATCTTGCGGGCGGTCTTGCGGCTGACGGCACAGACGGTGCCGTTGCGCAGCTTGACCGCGACCGGCGCGCGTTTGCGCCCGTGACGCTTGAAGCCCTTGATGAACGACTTGGCGGCTTTGACCGATTTGAACGATTGAACTTGCATGGTGATTCTCCTTGGTGATGTGGTGTGATGCAGCGGAATGCCGCACCCTACAGCCGCCCTTCGGTGAAGAGCGACTGTCAGTTGCGCACTCGGTTACTTGCCGCAGTCCGGACCGCAGGGCTGAAGCTGACTACTGTTTACACGGTCACGCACATCCTTCAGGTCGCTGCACAGCAAGGTGTGCGTATAGTCGGGGCTGAAATGGTAGCCGCGCGGAGCCATCACTTCGTACTTGATGCTGTTGGTTGCGTCGCCCACGTATTCGATCGGGCAAGTCATCTTGGGGCGCGGTATACGGTTTTCTACGTCGCACTCAATGTACCCGTACAGCGGGTACACAGGTTTGCGGCTGTTGTAATCCTCCTTCTGTGCATTGGTCGCGGTATAAGAGCGGCTCATGGCTGTTGTCCCTTGTGTATGTGGTGCAAGGCGCACCGTGCAGCGCCACTAATTAAGTGACGCTGCCCGCTATACCTTACGGCAGGATTTTGACTGTGACCCGCAAGCCGCCAAAGATGAACGACACTTGTTGGTCGCGCTTGCTGACTTCCAAGTGTAGTTCCTGCAGCATGCTAGGCGCAGGCTCCTGCCCTTTCTTGCTGATCACGTACTGACCGGGATCGGTTTTGGTCAGCAAGCCTTGCTTCGCCAATGCACGCATCTGCACCGCGACTTTCTGCGGTAACAGTCGCGTATGGTAAAGCTCGACGATGCCAGCAAAGCTGCACACTTCCGCGATGGACATCGCAGCGGGTGCAGCGCGCAAGCATCCAAGGATACGCTCCCGGAGGAGCGCGGCGCGTTTCAAATCGTTGCTACGTGTGGAGACCATAGTGTTTTCCCTTGTAGTGGTGCAAGGCGCACCAGTCAGCCGCCCATGAGCGGCTGTAGCTGCGTCCTACTCGGCGTCTTCCATAGCTGCGTAGTCCGCGCGGATTTCAGCGAACACTTCTTCAAAAGCGATTCCGGTCATGTGTGCGAGCCGTTTGACAAGTCGGAGCGCACGGAAATAAATCTCCGCGGAACCACCACAAGTTAAGACGCTCCCGTAATTGCCTGCGATGTACTCACGCAGTAAACCAGCGTCTGTAAAGGTGCTACGAGTGAAAGCGACTCTCATGGTTGTTTTCCCTTGTGTTGGCGTTGCGGGTGCAACGCACTGCGCAGCATCTTCGGCTCCGTGAGCGGTTATGTTCGGGGCGCTGCCCGTGTGAGCATTGGAAGGTGCTGCGCACTGCGTTGCTATGCAGTGACCACGGCGGCGTCTTGCGTGCCGTGGTTTGTAGTTCAGGTTCTTTGCCCTTGTCCGCTCGTGGCGCTGCGCGTGTCGCGCTGCATGGTACCGGGCGTTAGGGGGCTTACTAGCTGCGGCTGGCCTGCGCTACCCGTGACTGCGGGACCCTAGCGTGGCGGACCGTAACTGCCAGCGTCTTCCCTCTTGCTGGCCTTGGCGCACCTTGTTGTCCTTTACCCTAGGACCCCGCCAAGTAGGGGGGCTACCATCAGCCCCACAGTGCACTACCTACTAGCTACGAAGCTTACGCTCACCCGTGTAAAAGGCAAGACCTTTCTGTGAGGGGCTAGGGGGGCAAAATTACCTTGCTTTACAGGGAGTTATTGAGGACTAAATGCTTGACGTAAACGTCAGGTCGAAGCTGCGCGCAGACGCATGCACGCAGCCTCGAACCTGCAGTTACACGCGAATGTTTATCGTCGTTCCGCGCGCTATTGGACACAACGGATCGGCACACTGCACGACGCTGCCCGCGCCGCCGATTTTGAACAGGCAACGCGCACACTGCGCAGGCAGTTCCGCGCCTTGCACTTGCAGCACGGTACCGGGTTCAGCGGCTTGGTCATGACCGTGGAACTTATGCGGCAATTCCGCGCCGTGCGTAGTCACTTTCTCGCGGCATACAACGCACGTCCACAATTTGCGTCCGTCGCCGTAGCTGCCTTCGTGCACAAAGTCGTAGAACGTGCCGTGCGGCTTGCCGCGCAGACAATCATAAGTGCTGCCGTCGGGCATGGTGAACGTGCCGTCCGGCGTAGCGATCACGTTCTTCATCAGCCAGTCCAGCGCAGCCGCATTCGCGCGTGCGGCTTCAGCGCTGTCGGTTTTCAACTGTTGCGCTTGTTGCAGAATCACCTGCTCTAATGCCAGATGCACACGCGCGCGTTTGGCTTCCAGTACACCGAGACGCTCTGCGGCTGCGCTTACCTCGATGTACTTCTGCATGAAGTGCAGCGCCTTGCGCAAATCCTCCAGTCCGTTCTTCTCCCAGCAACGCTCTACGTACTTGGTGATCATGTACTGGAAGAAGTCAAACCCCAGCCGCACCGCGCGATCCCAATGCTGCTCGCCCGGGATTTTGCGGTAGTGGTCGCCGCCTTCTTGTCGGTCGTTAGCCTTGCTCTCGGACATAAGTCCTCCGTTCACGTTGTTGAAATCTACCGCGCGCTTCTGTCTCCCACCATTTTCCGGGAGGCGGATTGTTATCTCCTTCACCGTACTGATACGGGATAAATGCCCATTGCACATCGCCGCGATCGCTGTCTGCGTCCAGTTGTCGCAACATGCCCCAGACACGTCCAGGTTTCGGCGTGCCTGCGATGAAAATGCTCCACGTGTACAGCCGAGGGATCAGCAGCACCAGATGGAAGTGATCGCCGCCGATGTAGTTCAACCACCGTTTGACCACAGTCTTCCAGCGGCGTTGCTCCGTGTACGCGCCGCAGATGATTAAGGACAGACTCCAATCCCATGGATGATCGTGCACGCCTTGCGCCGGGTCGTCGCTGGCAAGGAAGCGATGCAGATACACGTGCCGCCCGAACGGTGAGCCGATATAGTACCGTTCGAGATACGGCCGGTTGTGCACCTTGATCAAGCGGCAGCGCAGCCAGCCACTCAACCAGAATAGCAGTGTGTTCATCAAGCTGTTCATTGCTTCTGCTCCAATTGCGCTTTGACAGCGCGTCGGTTGATCCATATGGCAGCGGCCAGTGCCCAATCCTCCGCTGCACATAGCAGCGCCCAGCGCAGCGCAGTGTCGTAGTCGCCGCGCAGCCGCGCCGCATACGCATTGAACAGCGGTACGGCTACTTCGTGGAAGAGCGGGTTTTTCCAATCGGGCGAACCCATGATGATTTCTGGTTTGTTCATGTGTCCTTGTGCCAGACCCATAAACTCGTCGAGATCGGAAAACCACGTTCTCGGGTATTTGAGCAACGGATACGGATCCACTGGCCTCGGGTGCCAGAATCCGTATCCGGTTGCAACTTCGGTGTCCGTGTACGGATCGTAATGATCTCCGTTGTGTACGTCCCCGTATGCGTGCAGTACACGCTGCCACGATGGTTCGTCCTCGTAGACGTGGAAACTGTCACTCATCTGCGTGTATTTGCCCACACTAGCGTCCAGCATAGAGGCCAGCACTTCTTGGATGACGCTGAATTGCACCACATTCGCGCCGTACGCGCCCCAGATAACGTCGTTACTGCGATTCGCGACCAGCATGTTGAGCGCGCCTTCGCGCAGCTTGAAGAACAGCGTGCAGTTGCATGGCATGTCCTTGCCCATGTAGCCGCTGTCCAGCGCGGGCGTCCACAGCCCAATGACTGCGCGGCGGCTGTTGCGGTCACGGTGCAATTCAGCAACGACGTTCTCAAACTGATTGGTGGACTCCCGCCAGCCGCCCGCAGCAACACGCACAGCCCGCCGCATGCGCGCGCCGTATGCACCGTGGAACACGAAGCCATCGTCGCTGTACTCGGTGATGCGTGGCAAGAAGAAGCGCAGCCACTCTACGTCAGCACGCCCTGCCATGATCCACAGCGATTCAAAGAAGTGGAAGAACGGATTGGCATCGCGTGCAGGGCTGAACAGCACGCGCTCGCGTGGCTGCACGTACACGGTAGCTACGGGCTCCATGTACTCCAACGTTGAGCGTCCGCGCGGCGCGATGCGTCGCACGTTGAGGCCAGCGCGGAGCAACTGTATCGCGCGCGGTAGCGCATGATTTACGTTTCGGGCAGTGATGACGCGCATGTGTCAGACTCCTTGGTAGAGACTACGTGGTTTACCTTCACCCAGCTTGACGCGCAGGTACTTGTCTGTTTCGCAAAGCGAGTGTTCGATGTCCCGCATTTCTAGCTCCGGCATGTGCTTCTCCAAGTACAGCGGCGCAAGGTCCAGTAAGTGCTTCATCTCTTGCACAGCTTGGTCTTCACGGACGCTTTTATCAAGCGGTCTGCCATGCAGCCTGTTCAGACCACGCTTGGCTCCGGGTCCTGCATTCGCCCATGTCGATATATCGGGGGCTTTGTCCAGCCATCCGGGGCACCAGCGTAGATCACACGCAGCCTCGTACGCCATAAAGCCGCCGATGCCGCCGATGCGTTGCGCCTCCTGACAAAACACGCGCAGTCCTTGTCGCGCTGCGCGTGCTAGGGCTAACCGATTCTGCCATGCAGTCTCCAGCACTCCCCGTACGATGTAAAGCGGCTTCGGCATCGCATTGCCGTTTGTGCTGACAGTGTACGCATTGGTCCATACTTGATCGCCGCGCGCGCCTCGAGTGTCCAGTGCTGCGACTGTGGCACGCCAGTCGAATTCATTGTTGGGGTACCAGACCCCCAGCTTGATCAGCTCTGCCAGCGTATCAGGCCAGTTGATAAATCGCGCGGTGAACATCATGTGCCACAGATGCTCGCTATCTGCGTATGGCTTGCGGATATGGTCACGCACCCATTGCGTCACCTTGTCGAGCTCGCGGAACACATTGCAAAAACGATACCGCTGCAGGATAGGATCAGCCGTCCACGGCTTGGGACCATTCATCAGGTCCTTATTCCACCAGATGCGATGTCGCTCGTTAATCCAGTAGAACAGAGGCGTCGGGTTCAGAGACATTGAGAATTTCCTTGCATCGGTTGTAAACGTAATCCCAGCCGCCGCGCTCGGTGCGTAGCCCCGCCTCGGTCAGACGGCGGTACCAGCTAGCAACGCTCTCCGCCTTGCGCAGTAAATTAGATGGGTCTAATGGTGTCTCGTTGCCGCGCGCGGCACGGCGCGTCCCTACGTGCGCGATGCACTGCTGCACGGGTGTATCCAGCCAGAAGAACGTGACGTCGCCTATGCCCGCAGCGAGCTCGCGGCAGGTCTCTATACCGGGTGTTATTAGGCTTTCCATAATGACAGGATTGCCAAAGTCGCGGGCGCGTGTGATCGCTGCACGGACGCCCGCTGCGTAAGGCTGCACGGTGTCAAAGCCGCCTGTTGCGCCCCGGTACTTGCCAACAAACATGATGTCGGGGCGGTCAGCGCGCAGCACGCCTGTCATGACGGCTTCTTCGGAGTGCACCCAGCACTCGTAGACCGGACCTTGCGCGCAGATCATCAGGCAGCGCGCAAGCATGGTCTTACCTGCGCCATTGGTACCGTGGATATACACTCCGCTCATGGTCAGCTCTGCTTGTCTGCGCGCGCCAGCGCGTGCGCGTCGCTGTACTTGGCGGGATAGCGCAGCCGCAGCTTCTCGATATTGGCGCGCGCCACGGTGTCTAGCGGCATTTCCAACGCATCTGCAAGTTGACTCACGAACCACATGATGTCTCCGAGCTCTTCTAATACATTGGGACGATCGAGTGCTTTGCCGTAATACAGAAACGCTTTGATCGTGGTGGCAAGCTCGCCAGCCTCACTGCAACAGCCGAGCGCCAGATGCGCAAGCGCGTCCTCGTATTTCATCTCCTTGCGCGTGCGCGCAGCTAATTCTTGGTATTCGTTGAGTTGCATAGTTCTACTCCTCTTCGGGTGGATGGTATGGCAAGCCGCAAGTCAATGCAGCTTTCAATTCTTCGATGATGGGTGCAAAATCTAAGCTAGTCACGTAGCTCAGACGACGATACGCTTTGGCAGTGCGCGCGCCGTACGTATACCCGCCGCCTTTGTACTGATGATACACGCACGCAATGGTCTCTGCCTCCTGCATGTTCAGCGGACGGTCGTAGCGCGGCGGCGCTAGGCGCAGCGGGCGCGGCAGCGCGGCCAGCATGTCGGCGTAGATACGCTCCATCAGTACGTCTTCGGGCTTTGCATACAGTTGTGGTGCGATGTACTGGCGCGCACCGTTTTGCGGTACCTTGGGCGAATGCTCAGCCGCGCCAGTAAAGTCGCAAGGAATACCAAAGACGCGCTCCTGCACGTCTGCGAATTTCCAGTAGAAGTAATCTCCGAAAAGTCGCACCTTCTGCAGATTTTGCCGCACTGTGAAGTAAGACGCGCCAAAGTTCTCATCCACCATGCGCTCGGGCGCGCGGTACATGGCGCACCATTCTTGCAGCGCGCGCCGTCCTGCTGCGCCCCGGAAGTGACGACGCTCGCTAGCGCGCGGCGCGGTGTCGTACTGGCTGGCAAGGAAGCGCCAGAATTGCTCTCCCTGATACTTGGCTGCAGCCGCCGCGATGCCCGGATGGTAGTACGTACACCAGCCCACGAAGACGCGCATTTTGGTGCCTGTGTCAAGGTCCGCGCGGGCTAGCGCGTAGTACATGGGGTCAGCATCTTCCATGCAAAACATACGCTCAGCGAAGATGTCCCATCTGTCTTGTGTCACGGCACCCATAGCTTCGCTTTCAAATCTTTGACTAGTTGCTCCAGCTTGGCGATGATTTCTTTGTCAACGAGACTAGCCTCTGTTCTTTTCCAAGGCATTATGCGCAATTCTCGTGTCGGCCAGCGCTCACCGCAACGCAAGCATTCTCGGCGGCGCGCTACCCAGAATCCGCGTGAGCGTGTATCGGTGACTGTAGAGTCACCGCCGCAAGCACAACGATCCGCCTTTAAGTTCATGCAAGAAGCTCTCGTTGCGCGCGGTACAGATTGAGTGAATCCAAGAAGGCTCGCTCCAGACGCTGGTTGTGATGGTTGCTGCGGCGGATCGCTTCGTCTACCGTATCGCGCGTCATGATCTGGTGGAGCCGCACATGGTCGGATTGCTGGCCGCTGCGTTGTAGCCGCCTGATCAACTGAGTGTAGTTCTCGTTGACCCATGTCAAGCTGAATTGCGCGATGGCGCAGCCGCCGTACTGAATGTTCACGCCATGCGCTGCGCCCTGTGCATTGAGCGCCATGATGTCTATCTTGCGGTCGTTCCACTCGTCTTGCATCTTGTCGCTGCCCTTGCTGGTGAACACTTCGAAGCGGCGATCTTTGAATTTGGCTTTGACCATTTTCTCTACGCGCATAAGGTCGTGCCGAAAGTTATACGCCACAAGCACATTAGATTGTTCGCTGTCCAGCACTTCTTCTAGTGCATCTATCTTTTCGTCGTGGAAAATAGTGTACTCGCGTCGTAGCTCGGGGTCGTTGTACACCGCACCATTTGCTAACTGATGGCACTTGCCCGTGAGCGTTGCTGCGTTAAAAGCCTCCACTGTGGCGGTATCTAACTGGAGGAATAGCTCGCGTTCAAATTGTTCGTATAGCTCGCGCGGCTGCGGCGGAAGGTCTACCCATACGGGGTTCACTAGCAGCTTGGGCAGTTCTAAATAGTCTGCTGCGTCCATGCGCACAGTGACGTCACGCACTAGGTTGCTGATGTACTCTAGTGCGCCTGCGCGTGCCTCCCACTTGTGCCCTTCGGCGTCCACCATAATGAAGAACCGGAACTTATAGCGGTCAAAAGCCGAACCGAGACGCTTGCCTTGGTCCAGAAGAAAATACTGCGACCATAGATTGGTTAAACCTTGCGGTGCTGGCGTACCGCTGAGTAGTATGCGGCGTTCAAACGATTTGACGTGCGGCTTGATCGCCTTGAAGCGCTCGGTGCTGGCGTGTTTGAATTTACTGCTCTCATCAAGTACAAGCATCTTGAACGGAAAGCGTCCCAACTTGCGCGCCAGTTGTGGCAATGCTTTGCGGAAAAGCCATTGCGTGTTCTCTATGTTGATAACGTAGATATTGGCGGGCGTGATCAACGCGCGGGCGCGCTGGCGCTCATTGCCTAGCACGCGGCTCACTTTTAGGTGCTGGGTATGCTCCCAGTCGCGCGCTTCCTGCATCCACACGCCGCGCGCCACGCGCAGCGGCGCTAGCACCAGCACAGCGTCTTGTGGCTCTAAGAGGCTCAGCAAGAACATGCGTGCCACTGCAGTCAACACGCTGATGGTCTTGCCCAGCCCCATATCCATGAACAACGCCACAATCGGGTTATCCAGCAGGAACGGAATGGCTTTGTCCTTCTGGTAGTGCCGTAATTCTGCTTCGAAGTGTCTCACTCAATTGGCTCCCGCTCGTGCCCGAAAGCTGTCCTGTCGCCCTGTGGCGGTATGTACACGATATCGAGCGCAGCCTTTGTGCCGCGCATAGGCTCGCACCACGCCAGCCGTTCCACGAAGCGCAAGACTTCTTTTTGCGTATGTGCCACGTCTGCCAGACACCCAAGATTCCGCAATGCTTCGATGAAGCGTTTTTGCCCCGGCTGGTATTCCGCAGCGCGGTCACGCTTCAGCTCCAGGAAGCCGATGCGTGGTCCAGGCAGTATCACTACGCGATCAGGCGCACCATTGCGTCCGGGCGTTTTGAGCTTGAGCGCTATGCCGCCACGTATTAGCGCGGCTTCGCGCGCTGTCATCTCTAAGGCTGTTTCGCGCCGGCTCACGGGAACATCTCCAGGATATCGCGCTCATGCAATTCTTTCATCAACTGCATCATGCGGCGGAAGATGCGCAACGCCACGTCCATCCGCTTGGCGTTGTTCAGTTCGAACCACAACATGCGCCTGAGCTCCTCGTAGCCTTTCCAGTTGCGCGGCAGCTTAGTCGTGTAAGCATGGGCGCGCAGCCAATTCTGCATCACGGGATGCAGGCGGCGTTTGTCAGCGTCGTCTACTCGCACTTGGTACAGAATGGCAGGTTGTTTCATTGTTTCCTCCATCTCTTGGCTGTGTACGCGTCGGCTGTAATAGGACACTTATCCGCCCATGCAGGCAGGCGACACACTAGCTGCTCGAACTCGTGCAAGTCCCCTGTTCCTTCGTCGCGTTCAGCAATGATTTCGTCATGCGCGGTAAAATCTACTTCGTAAGCGGCGCGCTCAGCATTCACCATGCCTTCGACCATCACATCGCAAGCAATAGCTTGCACCCCATTCTCTACCAGCTTGCCGCCGTATGTGCGCTCGCGCTCCCATTGATGCGTCTTGGAGTTTTCGCTCATGTAGGTCACTGCATCATTCCCGTACTCGGGGTCAGGCTCTAATGTCGGATATGGATATGCTTGTCTGCGGCCAGATGGTAGCTGCATAAAGAGGAAGCTATCCTCGCAATAAAACTCGAGCCGTCCTTGCCCTGAAATAAAGCGTTTACCCGGATGCCGCACCGCGTTGACAGCCGCGTCGTTAGTGTCGTACCAGAGCCGCTTCACGCGTGGGTGCAGATCACGGTACATCTTCACAGCGATTTTAGCGAACGACAACGAAACATCAAAGCCGCCCTGCTCCTTGCATGTGCGTACAAACTTCGGCGGTCCCATGCCGAAGCCGCAACCGAGTACAATGTGCTTCGCTACGCGACGCTCTTCGCTAGTGATCTCGTGCGGTTTCTTGCCGTACACATGCCCGCCCATCCAGCGGTACAAGTCCACTCCATCGTGGTACATCTCCACCACGTCGTCTTGTCCTGCAAGCCATACCACAATCCGGCTCTCGATGTTCTTGTAGTCCACCACATATAACATGCGCCCCGCGTGCGCTGCGATGAACCCGCGCAGCACATTGCTCAACGCCTCAAGCGCACCCGCGCCTTCTAGCACTTCAGCAAGGTCACGAATAACTGCAATGTCTTCTTGTCCTAATGCTTCAAGAATCAAGTCGCGCGCGTACTGCGTGAACGTGCCGCGCACATAGTTGTGTGGCTGTAACAGCTTGCCCGCCCAGCGCCCGGTACGCGCTCCCCAGAAGAGCAGCGTGCCGCGCGCACGGCCATCGGCGCTAGCTACTAGCAACATCGTCAGCAGCTTCTTCACACTAACGCGAGCGCTCTCCATGCGTAGCCCCAGCAACTCGCGCACATGGTCAGGTAGGTACTCGCCGTTCGCTTCCAAGTACTCTTCCAATGGCTTGCGTTGCAAATTGGCGAGCTCTACACCTTCGTCGGCTAACCACTGCATGATCTTGGCATTGCGTGTAGGGCTGATGCCCTCGGTGATCTGCATGGCGCGCAGAGCGTTGTCGCGTTCCAGGACGCGCGATACGTTGACGGCTTTCCGGATCAACGGTATGTCCAATGGAAGGCCGCGCTCGTTGATCTTGGTATCGAAACGCCACACGTCCATCTCACGTGCGCGCAGTTTAGGCAAACGCTTATGCAATGCCCGCTCCGAGACTACGTCCTGCTGGTTATACGCTACGAATTCTTCCCACTCTACGGGCGCATCTTTGGGATGAACGCGCGTAGTAGGATTATTCTTGGAGGGCTTGCGCGGCATGCAGAATAGGCGGATCAGCTTCGCGCCGCGCAGATCTTTGCGCGCTGCTGTATCCAGATGCATGGCAGCGCCAGCCCGCTCCAGTGCGCGCGGCAGCGCCAGTGCAGCCGTCTGCGCTGCCACACAGTACCATTGACGCAGCGGAATGCCCGGCCAGCCTAGACGCTTGTGGCAGACGTTGTGCCAAACGGCATGCTCGAACTGCGCATTGTGCGCAGCGAATATCTCGCCGCCTACAATACGCTCGACTAGGTCCTGCGGGCACAGTGGCAGGTCTTGATCAACCCGCCATGTGCCCACTGGACCGTCGCCGAAAGCCCATGACAGCAACAGCAATTCCGTAGAGATATCCTCCGCGTACCGGAATGAACCGACGTCCAGTACACTGAGATTGCTGAATGTCTCTACGTCTGTGTGGACCATGTTGCATCAGCTCAGTAGCTCAGCCTCGGTCAGCTCAACAGCGACGTCTGCTCCGCCTGCCCGCTCTGCTCTACCGTCTTCGTGGCCGCTTGCACCACTTCGTCCGTCGAGCTTGGCGCGGATGCTGGCGTGCCATGCTTGCCAGAAGCGCGCGGTTTTTTCTTCCCGTCGCTTTTTGCTGACACGGCTGCGGGTGACTTCTTGTTCCGCACGGGGGGCTTCTTGGCCTTGTTGGGTGGCTTGCGTGGCTGCACGGGAACCGCCGCCTTGCGTTTGGACTTCTTGCTGCTGCCGCCGCCCTTTTTGCTCTTCGCGGCCTTGCGGCTCCGAGTCCGCGTACGCCCGTTTCCCTTGCTCGCCGCCTCCGTCTTGGGGGGCGCAGCCTTGGTACCGGGCGCGGCAAAGTAGCGCTCGCGCTGCACCTTGACGCTCTTCAACTGCCGCGCTTTCACCAGTCCACGCAGCACCCTGCGCGCCGCGCGCGGGGGACAGCCCACGCTCTTGATGATCTTGCCCGTGCTGACCCACGATTTGCCGACGAGGGCAACGATGCGCTCGCCGTATGACTTCTGCGGCTTCTTGGCTTTCTTTCTGCTCATGCTCCTTCTCCTTGCGTGGAGACCCGTAGTTTAGAACAGGTCGTTGATCGGGGCAGCGCCGCTGCTGCTGGCAGGGGCGTCGCCTTCGTCATTGAACTCCTCGTCGGGATCGCGCTGCCCGGCGAGTCGCGGACCATCCGCGACTTTCTGGATCGGGCCGAGATAGGCAGCAATTCCCTTGCCCCCCTCTACCTCGTATGCGCCGAAGCTGAGCGACACTTTGCACATGCACCCGCTGTAGAAGTCCATCTCGTTGACGATGGGTTGCTTCGCTCGGTCGACGACAGCAGGCTTGTCCTTGCTGCGCGCCGTAACAAACACCTTGTCCTTATAGGCGGGGTCCACTTGCCCGGTGATCTCGTTCTTGCGCGCCGTGTTTCCGATGCGCAACGGGTTCTTCAGCCCAGCGGGCCAGTTCTTCTGGTCGGCGCCCCACTTCTTCGCCGCTGCGGCGCGGATCGCCGCCTTGATGCCCTCCAGATTGGTGGCTGCATCCCACACTAGCTGGAGACTGTATTTCGGCGGCTTGGGTACACCGTCCGCCCCCGGCTTGCTGGGGCGCGATTGCCAGACGAAAGCGAACATCGCCAAAGCTGGCGGGCAGTCTTTGCCCTGAACGCGGTGCGAATTGTCTTGCTTGGTGTCCGTCATGGACGACTCCTTGAGTTGACTACGGTTGAGGTACTACACTCGCACCACGACCTGACACGCGGTCAAGACGTGTTGCTCTTCTCCAGCGAACGATTTGACATCGCCGCCGACAATTTCTACGCGGTCTACCTTACGCATGGTCTGCTGCTCAAAGCGTTGCAACGCCATGAGGATCAGCCGCTCCAGTTGCATGCGCTTAATCGCTGCCTCCGCGTTGCTCATCATCACGCTGCGCTCCTTTAGAATGGTACCGACAGCCCGATCAGCATTTGCCGCAGCGGGCCTCCCGCTACACCAGAGCAATGACCGCACCCATGTTGAGCGGCGCGGATGCGTCCATAGTCACGCGCGCTTACCAACAGATACTTGTAGCGCACCGTGGCACCGATGTAAACCGTGGCTTGTGTACCGCGCCAGCGAAGGTCCGCCCATCCGGGGCGCGGCCACGTACCCGCAGGCTCCGGGTTCAAATGAATCTTGACTTCGCCGTCGTACAGCAAGCCGCCCGCCTCCGCGCCAAGCTGCGCGCCGCGCACGGTCCATTCGGCCACGTACCCAAAGCTGAAGCCGCGCGCGCTTTGATGCACTTGCCCGCGCATGAGACAGCCGGACATTGTGCTGGGGTCACAACTGAGCCCATCGAAGGCGGGCAGGGCTTGCTCGGCCTCTACCGTGGGGTATACGCCGAAAGCGTGCGCAGTCCCCATGTCCACATAAGCTACGCGCCAGCCCAGCGCCAAGGACCCTGCATTGCGCCCCATAGACGATATGGCGAGCATACTGCAGCCCGCGCGCATATCCAGCTTGTAGTCGTATTTGACGTTGAACCAAATGCCGTCCCCGACTTCGGTGTATGTGCAGCGCCCGCCGAGCGCCTCGAAGCGCAACTCGCTTTCAGCACGAGCGATAGACACTGTTGTCGCCAACACCACAGCCCAGAGCAAAGTGAGCCAAATCTTCTCGGTGATTTTCATCGCAGCAACTCCTCTTGGTCTAGATTCTCGAATTGCGCCGCTAGCGGATTCAATGACGGGCGCAGGTCGGTTGAGTCCGCGATGGTCGGCGACCCCCTCGTCTTGCCCACTAGCGGCGCAAACTCGTTCTTGAATTCTTTGCCACGACGCTCTTTCTTGAAAAGCTTCTCGGCCTCGGCGACGGATACAAACGAACGCGGTGCAACTTGATCTTCGTTGAATCCAGCAAAAAGTAGGCGCTGATGCGCGGCAGCTTCATCTCTCCAAAAGCGTGCCGAGCGTCCTGCCACCAGCTTAAAGCCGGAGATTGCACCACCAGACTCAAGGTAGTGCTGGGCGCGCGCGCTAACTGCGCTGCACCATGATTCGACAATAGGCACCGCGCGTAGCAGCGCGGCAAATTGATCGCTCCCAAGGGCAATAAGACGTAAGTCTTCTTCACGGAATTCCTCCTGCGCAAATGCGCGCACGTACCGCGCTAGCTCCGGGCATTGCGGCTTGGCCTTGCAGAAGAGGCAATGGTCTCCTGCCTGCAACACGGGGTCTAGCTCGTCGGTGCGGGTGGCGGCTTGCGCTAGTGTTACTGCAAAGTCTTGCACGGCACGGATCGGTATCACATGCTCGCGTATAGGACCGCTAGCACCCGGAAGGCGCGGCTGGATGATCACGAGCCGCACCGTTTCGTATTGGTCGGCTACCAGCGCGGCCATCTCGCCTACTGCGTACGTGAGCAATTGCTCGTTGTTCTCGACTTCTACGTACACGCCTGCACCGTGCTTGTAATCCGCAATGACGAGCTCCGGCGGATTGTGAATGCTGATGTCCAGCGTGCCCCAACAATCATCACGGTCAAACAGCCGTCCTGGGTGCACACGTCGCTCCAGTTGCACGCGCGCAGCGGGGTTAGCGGCCTCGTACCCGTGTACGTAGTCCGCCGCTAGACCGACAGCCGTAGTCATGTCGCTGTCAACCACGAATTCCATCTGCCCGCCGCCTTCCATCGGCACGACAAATTTGTGGTCCAGCCAGTCGTCGGGGTTCATGCCTAACAGCAGCACGTTCTCCAGCAACTTGTGTGCAGCGGTACCTAGCGCCTCGTATTCGCTGGTAGAGCCTGCGACTCCTTGTGAGAGTCGCACGCTTCCAGGGCAGTGAATCCAGCGATGCGCGGCGCTAGGTGCGAGGCGGGCGTGATCGCCGTTCACGAAAAGCGCTCCATGACAATGCCCACAGTCAACCCGATGAAGAAGCCCACTGCGAGCGCGACGGCAATGCTCATGACAACAGATCGTCCTCAGCGGCTGCGGCAGGTACTGCGCCCAATACCAACAGCGCCGTCAGCGCCGCGTTGTGCAGGTACGCGCGCATATCGTTGCGCGTGGTCTTCTTGACCTTCTTGTGCAACTGCAGCGCAAGTGCCTGCATGTGCTGCTCCGTCACGGGGCCGACGCGCAGCTTGGCTGCGAACGTGCCTGCGGGCATCGGCTCCTTCTTTTTCTTCTTGCGTGGGGTAGCTGCCGCTGCTGCGTCGCCGCCAGTTTTCTTTCTCGCCATGACTATCTCCTTCGTAATTGCTGCGTTGAGGGGTACATCTGGTCCATCACAGTCTTCAGCAGCCTCCAGACACCGTGTTTTGTGCGCGGGAAGCCGCGAACCCTGCCTTGGAACACCACCGAGCCAATAGCGTTCTCGGTTATGACGGTGTAATTGCCAGTTGTCTTAGTGCCTGTGCCGTCGTTGGCGATGATCATGCGGCCTTTGCGCTGGGCGTTCTTGGCGAAGCCGCGCGGGACTAATTCGATCGTAATGACTATCATTATCGCTCCAGTTCGGCAGCTAAACGTAGAAAACTCGAGGCAACCTTTCGCAAGGCCGCAGCACGTCGTCGCTTCGCTACCGTTAGCGCCTTGTCAAATCTTTGTGGAACTAAAACCCGCCCAGCGTTCACATAAACTGAGCCGTGTCTACGGCTGTCGTTACTGCGCTTGCCGTCCTGTGGGAGCGAGATGCTTATCAGCCATTTTCCTCCGGGGCAGTAACGGCGGGGCTGACAATACGATAAACCAATGCCTTCCGGCAAATCAGTTCGGTATTTGTTTCTACAAGGACGATGTCGAACACCGGAGGGCTTCATCAGTCAATTACACCTTTTTTCTTTGCGATCCACGCACTAACCACGAGCCTGTCGTAGCCTGTGCTGGGGAATTCGCGGTGTATCTGGTCTACCTGTGACAGCGGGAACCATTCCTCCCGCTCTAGCGCGTCAATGTGGAAAAGGATGGCATTAGTTGTCTCATGCACGATGCGTCCGCGCACTTCGTACTTCTCGCCGGGTAAGCCGTGCACATACGCTGCGTGCTGAGTGCGGGTGATCATCTGGCTCCTCCCATTGTTAATGCTCGTGCTATAGCTCCGTGACCGCGCAAAATCGTTTCAGCGATCGCAATAGCCTTTTCCGGAGCGCTGCGTTGTTGTGTGCTTCTGATCATGTGGATCAGCGCTGCGGTCTGCGCGGCAATACTTGCTGCGCGCACCACGCCAAACGCTGCACGCAGCGCGTGCACGCGCGCAGTAATGCGTGCTGTCTGCGCACGTAGCTGACGCCGCCATTTCCGCGTACGCCTACGATGACTCATTTGCTCCCCATCTCGTTGAGCATCGGTATTAGTTGCTCGCCACTACGACCAAAGAGTTCTAAGGCTAGCGCAACTTTGGCTGCATTGTCTTCCAGCCTAGCGAACATACGTGCTAAGTTGACAGGCGAACGAGCAACTCCACCGCTCACAGGTAACTGTAATTGCGCGATCAGCGGCGCTTGAATAGAAAAGGCTAAAAACGTACGCCGATTCATTGCTTCCTCCCATAGCACGGTCCCACGCCACGCGTCTCCGGGTTACGACGCAAAGCTTCGCGTGCACTGATCAAGCAATACACGCAATTCAGCGCTTGGTTCCAGATATGCGGCTTCACGGAAAGAACCCTCCATGCGTCTCAGCGATCTTTTTGCCTAACTGCCACACGCTGCGCGTTGTCAACACGGCCAGCGTGCCGCCGTATGCCTTGGCCACGGCTAGCGCGCAGGCAGTGGGCATCAGCACATTGTCCATGCGCACAGGCAATCCTTGTTTGTGTTGTTGAGCGGTCATTTGCTCCCTTTGTTGCCCCTGACATTCGGGCCGTGAAACTCGATGATAAGGTTGTCGTCTATCTTCAGCCGAATTGACTTGTGATAGAACGGCCCCGGCGTACTGGTATGCGTCGTCTCGGCAAAATCGCGCAGTTGCATCGAAGAATCTGGTCTGTGGTCACGCAAAATACCCTCACAGCGACGTATGTTTTCGGCGATACGCTCTGGATTGCGAGGATCAGAAGGGGATATCATCTTCTTCATTCTCATAGCTGAGCAAAAATAGTTGAATACGCATGTACGCGGTGCGAATCGCGCGCTGCACATCATCCGGGGTCTTAAGCGCCAAAAATCGCGTCGCTGCCGCTATGACTTCCTCGGGCGTGGCGGCTGTAGCCATGCCGATACGTGTGCCCGTAGTCCACTCAGTGCATGTCCACAGTCCTTGCACGCGCGGCACAGGCGTAGCCCACAGCCGCAGCGCCGGGTGATGCGGCACGCTAAACGGTATGCCATAGCTGGGCACGCAGCCATGATCTTCAAGGAAGACAAAGCCCTGCACAGGCGCAGCGATGGTCATGTGGTCCTCTTACGGAGACGTCCTGCGCCGCTCCAGCACCTTGCGTTGCGCTGCCGCTCAGCCCCCAAGGGAGGAAAGGACCAAGAGCGCACTCGCCGTGTGATGTTGGTGTTACGCTGCAACGTAGGACGCCTCCGTAAAAAGACTGCTCGCTGCGCTTGGCTGGCAAAGCGGCGCGGCGAGCAGTAGAGCAATGCACACACGAACAATCAGAGCCGCCGGGCGATCAGCCGAACAGATTGGTCTCCGCAGCCATGGCGGTGCCGATCTTGGCGTCGAGAATCGCGTATTGCTCCGCCTTGATGTCGCTGAGCTTTTTGGCGTTCATCTCGGCGAAAATCTTGACGACGACGTCCTTGCCCTTGGTGTCCATCAGCGCCTTGAGCTTGGCCTGCATCTGCTCCATGGTCAGGCCTCCAGCGGCGGGCGCAGCCGCAGCGGGCGCGGCGGCAACGGACGCTCCGGCGGGCAGCGGCGGGCACTTGCTGGTGTAGGCGGTGGCTTCGGCAAGGGTGGCGAAGTACAACGTGACTGCGATGCGGTCCATACGGTGCTCCTTGTACAAGGTTGTGGTTAGGGTACTGCCTCCCCTGCGTATACACAGGGCGGGGGCAATGGTGCATCTCCCGTAAGTAGAAGTAAAGTGCGGGTGTAAAATCGGCTCCTGCACCGGGATCGTTTCGTAGGCAGGGACTTTTCACTCCTACGGCGGGCGCGCTAGCCTGTACGCACAACATTGCAAGGAGGCTCCGCTATGCGCTAGCAACTGATACCGAAAAGAGCTTGTGGAAATCAAGACGCAGTAAAAAAGAGGGGCGGCTCTCACGAGTCGCCCCTTTTAGTCCAAGAAGAAACGCCACCACACACCGTAAGGCCAGCATGCCCCTAGTTGCATCACGGAGCGCACTGCACCATGAATAGTACAGCAGAGTTGTTAGGGACAAAAGTCCCCGAGTCTAATTTTGATTTTCTGCTCGCGCTGTTTGGCGCAGCGCATGCCAACAACGCCTTCGTCACAGGATTCCCGGAAGACCCCGCTGGCCAGCACGACATGCGCATCCGCGCCCGCATGTGGCGCGGCCAGCGATGGGGTGATCTAAAGCAGCCGCTTAGCCGCGAGTGGAACAACTACTACTGCATCAGCACGTTCAAACCGAACAGTGACCCCAAAGACCACAATCAGCCCCGCCGCAAAAAGGCGCTGCACCACGCGACGCATGTAGTGGTGTTCGACGATGTGGGCAATGGACAGAAAGTGCCATGGGAACACATCAAGCTCCCAGCCAGCTACGTGTTGATGACTAGTCCGGGCAATCACCAAGTCGGCTATCGGCTAGCGGTGCCTGAGACTGACGCAGGCAAGGTAGAGCGCTTTATTGATGGCTTGATCGTCAATGGCTTGGCCAGTGACAGTCGCGACCCCGGCATGCGCGGCGTCACGCGCTTTGTGCGCTTGCCCGCAGGCACCAACAGGAAGAGCAAATACGGCACGCTGGGCATAGTGTGCAGCATCACCGAGTGGGCACCTGAGCGTGTATTCACCATCGAGCAGCTAGCCGCCGCGCACGGCATAAGCCTAGCCGCCCCGCAGCGCGACGGACCCGCACGCCCGCGCATACAACTACCCGACGAAGACCGCCGTCAGCTAGTTGAGCGCATGCTGACCGCGCTGGAGCGACAGGGACACATAATCGGTGAAGACCCCAATGCCCCCGGCAAGTGGCACATAGTATGCCCATGGACGAGCGAACATAGCGAACAAGACCAGTCGGGCACCGCGTACTTTGAACCCGGCTACGTGGACCGCACCACGGGCATCGCCAGTGAAAAAGGCGGCTTCAAGTGCTGGCACGGCCACTGCGAGAACAAGCACCTTAACGACCTTGTGGCGTGGCTGCGCGCCCATGGGCATAACGAAGTGATGCACCCTAACGCTACGCTTGAGTTCCACAACATAGTGGAAGAAGAGCAGCGCATGCCCGCCGATAAGTACACTGCGCTGGTGCGCGACCCGGAAGACAACCGGATCAAAAGCCAAGTGCTGACCAATGTAGAGCTCATCATGCTGTACGATCGCGTGGTGGCAGGCAGCGTGCGCTTCAATACATTCACGCACACGCACGAGATACTGCGCTCCGAGCTCAATAACCTAGACAGTGTGGTAGCGTGGATGATCACCGAGATCGAGCGTGTGTACCACACTACGTTCGCCGAGAAGAACGTGCGCCTCATGCTTAACCGCTTAATGGACCAAAACCGCTACGATCCCCTGATGGAATGGGCGAGTGCTACGCGCGACGCATGGGATGGCACCGCACGACTCGACCGCTGCCTGCTAGACCACGCCGTAGCCGTAGCCCAGCCCGCTGACTACGTGCAGGCAGTGACGCGGGCGTTCTTCATAGGGGCGGCGCAGCGCGCGCTGTGTCCGGGGTACAAGTTTGACCACATGCTGATACTGGAAGGCAAACAGGGCATCGGCAAAAGTACGCTGTGTCGCATACTGGCACCGCGCGCCGAGTGGGCCGCAGCAGGCATACTGGACGTAGCGCACAAAGACGCCGTAGCCGATCTGCTGGGCAAATTCATCTACGAAGTAGAAGAGCTCCAGACCTTCCGGCGAACCAAGGACGTTGACGCACTCAAAGCGTTTCTAAGTCGCGTGTCAGACCGCGTGCGGCTGTCATACCGCCGTGATAGTGGTGATTATGCGCGGCGCACCGTGTTTATAGGTACTACCAACAAGCGCAAGTATCTGGAGACCGATGAGCCTGATCCGCAACGCCGCTTCTGGCCCGTGAGCGTGGCGGCGGTGGACTTGTCGTGGTTCCAAGACCACGCCGCGCAGCTATGGGCTGAGGCCTTGTGGCACGCCTACGAGGGCGAACTACCCGTGCTGGACATGGACATAATTAGCGTAGTGGAAGAGCAACAACTGGAGCGCGCCCGCAGCGTGGAGGAGCATCCGTGGTATCAGGCGCTGCACCGTATGTGGAATGACCCCGAGTACCGCAACGCATGGCCTGCGGTGACTACCAACAACGAGATCCTGAGCATGCTTGGTGTAAGCACTGATCGGCAGGACCGACGTCATGAGATGGTAATCGCCGATATACTGAAAGCGCTCGGCTATCGAGTGGAGCGCAAACGCCTCCGGGGGACGATGACGCGTTGCTGGGTCCGTGAACTAGACGATCTCCTCCTTTGATGCTGATCTTACCATGCGGGGTCAAGTAGGTTAGATCAGTAGGTATGATCAGTGCATTTTCCCTTTACCTTACCTTACTTATATAATTGATCATACCTGATCATACCTTATTTAATATATACGTACAGATTGAAAATTCATGTTGCTATAGAAGCGGCTAAAGTCTCGAAAAAGGTATGATCAGGTTGGATCCATGATGAAACAACGAAATCATCATCGTTGGTATGATTCAGTGAGATGGTTGCGCCTACGCGCGGCGCATCTCGCGCGCGAGCCCTTATGCAGGTATTGTGCTCGACAGGGACTGGTAGTGCAGGCCACAGTCGTAGATCATATAGTCCGGCACAGGGGTGATAAGGTGTTGTTTTTCGATGGGAAGAACCTTCAGTCGCTATGCAAGACATGCCATGACAGTGTTAAGCAACGCGAGGAACTAGGTCAGATAGTGCATACATACGATACGCATGGCATGCCTATGCATGCAGCGCACCCATGGAACATGGGGCTCCCCGAGGGGGGAGGAGCCTCGTCGTCTCCATTTCTTTTATTTTCTTCCTCTCTTGAAACAGGGGGGGATGATCGAAAATCTTCATCGCAGATCAAACCAG